GATTGATTACAACGAGAACTATATCGCTGGTCGTGATTATGGTCTAGGCGCAAATACAGCCGAAGATACACATACCCTTATGCTTTCTAATCTCTATGATGAAGTTCAAGAGAAAGAAAAAGAAAACAAAGAACTAAAAGAACAAAATGAATCATTGAAGAAAAAACTTGCAGAAGCCGGTAAACTTATTTCTGATGCTCACAAGCAACACTCTTCAATCAAAGAATCCTTTCACTCGATGAAAGGTAAATTGGCAGAAGTTCAGCTTATGAACGCTAAACTTCTATATTCTAATAAGGTATTGACAGATGCCTCCTTGAATGAGCGACAGAAAAATAAGATTGTCGAGTCATTGTCAACTGCCGATTCATTAGAAAAAGTAAAAATCGTTTATGAAACCCTTCAGAGCGCAGTGGAGGACAACACCTCTTGGGCACCTAAATCACTGAGCGAAGCTGTATCAAAACGTTCTTCTTCTTTATTGATCAAAGCCAATAGAAGAGAAGATAAGGATGCAAATCCTGTAAGTGAGACACTTTCTAGAATGAAGATTCTAGCAGGTATTAATAAATAACCATTATTTTAAGGAGTAAATCAAAATGGCTACTATTGTTGAAAGTTTAACAAGAGATATAGTCGATCGCGATCTCCGTAAAGAAGGTGCCAATCTCATCAAGAAATGGGAAAAGACTGGTCTTCTTGAAGGTTTGAGCGACGACAGAGTAAAAAATACAATGTCGGTTCTATTAGAGAACCAAGCAAAAGAACTACTACGTGAAGCTTCTTCAATGTCCGCTGGTGACGTTGAAGGTTTCGCCGCTGTAGCATTTCCAATTGTACGTCGTGTATTCGGCGGTCTAATTGCAAATGAATTAGTTTCTGTACAACCAATGTCATTACCATCAGGTCTAATCTTCTTCCTAGATTTTACCTTTTCTGGTGATGCTCTAGATTCAGTATTTGGTTCAACCACAAATGCTAAATCATACGCTGGCGCTGCTGCCCGTACATCTCTATATGGTGGCGGCGTAGTCGGTCAACAAATTACAGGCGGTGTTGATCTTTCTGGTGTAAATGCCGAAAGAGGCTTCTACGCTCTAAACAATGGTTATTCCAGCACAACTGGTTCAACCACTGTTGTTGTGGGTACAACTTTGGCAACTGCTCAAGATTTCAATGCCAATTTACCTGCTACTTCATTAACTGGTAATTTGGCTGCAATTACTGCAAGCGACACATTATACTCAGCAATTCTAGGCTATGATGCCGATGAAGCTGCTGGTAGTGCCGATACACAATATGCAGTTATTAAAGTTGCCATCTCTTCTTTGACAAGCTCTGCTGGTTTGCCACTAGATACTAATAATCTAATTGCTCTAACAGCAATTTCTTCTTCTACTGATTCTGCTGGTGTGGCTTTAGACGCTGCAAATCCCAATGTTCTAAGAAATTCTAGCACATCAATAGTTAGAAGACTAACAAGACTAGACGCAACTAAGCAAAATGTTCTAATTGTTTTAAAGAACACTACTGCCATTCCAGTAACTGCAACTGCTGCTGGTGCTAAAGGTAACTTTGTCTTCGCAGTCAAAGATAAGTTTACAACAACTGGAACAACTTCTGGTCTATCAATCCTAGAGACTCTAGGTCTTGAAGGTGCAGGTTCTGCTTCTGTTGGTCCCGGCTTGGGCGCTTCTTCTGGCACCAATGCAACAATTCCTGAGATTGACATCAAGGTGGATTCAATTGCTGTAACTGCACAAACCAAGAAACTCAAAGCAAAATGGACTCCTGAGCTAGCTCAAGATCTAAATGCTTATCACAACTTGGACGCAGAAGTAGAATTGACTGGCATCCTTTCAGAGCAAATTGCTCTTGAAATCGACCAAGAGATTCTAAACGATCTAGTCAAGGGTGCCACCGCTGGTACACTTTACTGGTCACGTCGTCCCGGCAAGTTCGTAAACCGTGAAACTGGCGCATCAATTGCTTCAGCAGTTGCTCCTCCAGACTTCACTGGTAACGTGTCCGAATGGTACGAAACACTTGTAGAAACTCTAAACGACGTTTCTGCTCGTATTCACCGTAAGACACTACGCGGTGGTGCAAACTTCATGGTTTGCTCACCAGAAGTTGCTAACATCCTAGAGTTCACCTCTGGTTTCCGCGCTTCTGTATCCGCTGAAGAACTCAAGGGTAATTCAGTAGGTGCCGTAAAGGTTGGCTCAATGAGCAAGAAGTGGGACGTATATGTTGATCCATATTTCCCACGTAACGTAGTACTAATCGGTCGTAGAGGTAAGGCGTTCCTAGAGAGCGGCTATGTCTACGCTCCTTATGTACCACTACAAGTTACCCCCACCATCTTTGGTGTTGAGGACTTCGTACCACGTAAAGGCGTAATGACTCGTTATGCCAAGAAGATGGTACGTCCTGATATGTACGGCTTAGTAATCTGCGAAGATCTATTAGGCTAGTCTACAGGGTAAATGAGTAATGGGTGAGGCACCGAGGGAAACTTCGGTGCCTTATCTATTTTTATAATAAAGAAACTATTTACCTTGAGGGTCTTTACATGTCAGCAAAGCCAGTTCTAACTCCAGTAAGTAATACAAATATATCTGCCCTATCTTCTTCGGCAACCCCAGCCAATGCGGCATCATTTACATATCCAATGGGTGTTTACTCAGCTAACACCGCTTTCTTGAGCGGTGCTGCTGCTCAAGTCGCTTTTGTGTATCAAAGACTTGGTGGTGACATATTAGATATAGAATTGAAAAATGAGATGGTTTATTCTTCTTATGAAGAAGCAACCCTTGAGTATTCTTATCTTGTAAACCTTCACCAAGCAAAGAATTCATTGCCAAGCTTACTTGGCAACACAACTGCCTCTTTCAATCAATTGGGCGAAGTTACAACTGCTGGCTTGACCGATACACATGTTGAACTAAAGTACCCCAATTTCCAAATACAAATGGCTCGCAAAATTGCGAGAGGTCTAGAAACAAGTATTGGCATAGGCGGAACAACAACGATTTATACAGCCTCTTTCAACATTACCAATGGTCAACAACAATATGACTTACAAAGCGTAATGTCGTCTTCGTATCCAAGCGTTGTTGGTAATAAAAGAGCAATCGTTACAAAAGTATATTATAAGACCGCAATCAACATCTGGAGATTCTTTGGTTATTACGGCGCTCTCAACGTAATTGGCAACTTATCAAATTACGGCATGTTTTCAGACAATACAACGTTTGAGGTTGTTCCAACTTGGCAAAATAAACTTCAAGCTATAATGTATGAAGATTCAATCAATACCAGAATCTCTCATTATTCTTATGATATAAGAAACAATATGCTTCGTTTATATCCAACACCAGATACATTTAGCCCACCAAAATTCTATTTTGAGTTTTATGTTCCACCAGATGGTTGGGATGAAGATGAGACAAGAACTGATGGTGTATCAGGTGTAAACAATATGAATACTTTGCCATTTGCAAACATACCATATGAAAGCATCAACTCAATTGGCAAGCATTGGATTCGTCGCTACTCATTGGCTATCTGCAAAGAAATGCTTGGTCAAGTTCGTGGTAAATTCCAAGGAGTTATTCCAATCCCCGGCGACAAGATCACAATGAACGCTTCAGATTTATTAGGACAAGCCAAAGAAGAAAAGCAGGCTTTACGTGACGAGCTTATGAAGATTCTTGATGAATTGACTTACGCAAAGATTGGTGAAACAACAGCAAAGATGATTGAAGATACAAACAAGACTCTCAATGGCGTTCCTTTGGGCATATTTGTGGGATAAAAATAGATGGCAAATAATAAATGGACAAGACCAGACGTTCGACCACCAAGGCTTTTTGCGGGGCAAAAAGAGAAAGATCTTGTCAAACAAGTCAATGATGAAGTTCTTGAAAGAGTTGTTGGACAACCAATTCTTTATTATCCCCTAGATCTGTCAACTTCTAACTATCATCCTTTATATGGTGAGGCAATCGTCAAAAACTTTTTGCCACCAATTAGGGTTTATGCTCTAGTTGATTATGAAAACTATATCACTGAAATGACAGATTTTGGTCCAGATAAAAAGGTATCAATAACTGTGCGCTTCCAATATAGAAGACTCACTGAAGATCAAGACCTATTTGTTAGAGAAGGTGATATGGTTCTATACGACGGCTATTTCTTTGAGATTGTTTCATTAGATCAAAAAACAGTTCTTTATGGTGATTCTTATCCTCCATTTGATACCATTGCTAAATGCGTTCTAGCAAGAAAGGGAACTTTCAATGCAAGCTAATATACTTACACCCTCAACGCTTGAAACAGTTGATATGGCTTTTTATAACTTTATCAACGATAAAATAAATGTATTTGCAACAACAAATGAAGGCTTCAAAAAAGTTCCAATTATTTGGATAACAGCCGAGAGAGCTTTTCATATAAAAAATGAAAAAGAGATTAGAGAGATTGATTCACAGACTTTGGTTTATCCACTTATATCCATAGAAAGAATCTCAACAACAAAAACAAAACCAAACGACAGACCTTTACCGGGAAATAAATTTCCATATCCTGATTATAAAAAAGGTGTTGTTACGATTGCAAGACAGATAAATGCTGAAAAATCAAGAAACTTTACTAATGCTTTATCAAAACAAATAAATGGTCAGCAAAATTCTAAAAATGTCCCACCAAGAACTGTGTATCAATACATCTCAATTCCATTACCAGTTTATGCAACAATGAATTATGAGGTCAAAATTCGCTCACAATACCAGCAACAAATGAACGAAATGATGTTGCCGTTCATAAACTACTCATCTGGATGGAACTATTTTATGATTGATTATGAGGGTTTCAAGTATGAAACGTTTTATGATTCGGAGAGTGAATTCAAGTCAAATTCTTCTAATCAAGCAAACGATGAAAAGAAATATGATGCCAAGTTCAAGTTCAAGGTTATGGGGTATACAACAACTATAGGTGAGAATCAGCAGACTCCAACAAATGTGTATAGAGAAAATGCTGTTGTTGTTAGATTCCCAAGAGAAAGAGTTGTTCTAAACGAAACAAATGAATTTGTCAGCAATCCTCAAAACAAATCTTTTCGCCCCTAGTATTTAGCCTAATAATAAACTATTTATAAAAGCAAATAAGCTTCTATAAAAGGGAGATCTTCTAATATGGCAGTGTCAGCAAAAAATTATCGTTTCGTATCCCCCGGCATCGTGACTCAAGAAATTGATCGTTCGCGTATTCCAAACGCCCCCGCTCCAATCGGACCAGTTGTGATTGGTCGTGCAGAGAGAGGTCCAGCTTTTACACCAGTAACAGTTACTTCTTTTGATGAATTTACAAGCACATTTGGTAATCCAGTTCCCGGTGGTGTTGGTGGCGATGTTTGGAGAGATGGAAATAAAACCTCTCCAATGTATGGTACATATGCTGCACAAGCTTGGTTGAAAAATGGTCAAGCATTGACTTATGTTAGAGTACTCGGTGATCAGTCTGATTCGGCTACAACGAACGGTAAAGCAGGTTGGAGCTTTGATGCGCCAACAACTACTAATTTCAAGGGTGCTTATGGTTTATTCGTTGCCCCTTCTGGTGCTGCCCCCGTAACTGGTGCTTTGGCAGCGGTTTGGTATTGTGGTACTGGTAATGGCTCTACCGACAGAGTTCCTGTTTTAGTGGGGACAACCCCCGGTTTGGCAGCCAATGTAGCTGGCACTTGTGGTTTTGTATCTACAACCGATGGAACATTTACTGCTTATTTATCAGGCTCCAATAATACTACTTTGGGACCATATAAATTTAGCCTTGATAAGACAAAGCCAAATTACATTAGAAACGTATTCAATACAGATCCCACTCTTGTTGGTAAGTCAACCGCTTTTGGTGGAACTTCATACTTCTTAGGTGAAACCTTTGAGGACGTATATACTAACAATACAAACACAGCTGGCTGGTCTTCAACTACAAATTACTATGCTGTAATTTTACCATTGACTGATGGCTCCACAAACTTTGCAAATCGTAAGTTTGCTTATCAACCAGCAAAATCTGGCTGGATTATTAGCCAAGATACAAGCGCTGACACTAGCTCATTTACAGTAACTGGTGCAAATGGCACAGTAACAGGCTCTTTCTTCAATAGCGGAAGAGTAAAGAAACTATTTAGATTTGCTGCACTAAACTCTGGCGAGTGGATACAAAACAATCTAAAAATAGCCATTACAAACATTACTGCTCCAACCAACATCAATGTAAATCCTTATGCTACATTTGATGTAGAGTTGAGACTATTATTTGATCAAGATACAAACAAGAAAGTAGTTGAATCATTTAGTGGCTGTACTCTAAATGCCAACTCTGATTCGTTTATCGCTAAAGTAATTGGTGATAAATATGTAGAATACGATGAAACAAACGGTAGATTGGTTGAATACGGAAGCAATGAAAATAAATCAAAATATATTCGCGTTGAAATGAATGACGAATTTATCAATGGTACATCCGATTATGTTCCATTTGGTACAACTTTCCCCGTTGTTTATAAAAGCGCAACTATATCTGCGGCGAATCCAGCAGTCGGTGGCGCAGGCACACTAGCTGGAAATAAATACTTTGGTGACAAAACATATGCAGCAGCTTCTGCTTCCGCAACTGTTGCAATAACTGGTGCCATTTCTTCACAATGGGACTATCCAATTCCTCTTTATAGAACTACAACCTCTGGTTTGAGTTCTCTAAAGTTTGCCTATTTCGGTGCTCAACCAGTCTCCGATTCTGGCGTTGTTGCAGGTTCTGTAATAGACGTTTTGAGAATGAACGCCGCCTTGGCTGGTGCCGCATCTTACGATCCAGATGATACCAATACTGCTTATTCAGCAATTATTACTCTAGATAATGTCAAATACAGCACAACTTTGACAACTGGTAGCAATCCATATTCGACACTTACTTATGCAAATAATGCAAGATCGAGTGGCGTTTCTTTGACCGCAACTGGAACTTTACCAAACACGTTCCCACAAGGAAGCTCTGTTTTGCAAACTTACAAAGCTCCATTGGCTCTTGGTATAAATAAGTTTTGCTCATATTTTTATAACGGCTCTGATGGTTTTGATGTAACGGAGTCAGATCCTTTGAGAAACGGCTTGATTGCAACAAATGCAACTGCTCAAAATGATTACAGATTTTTCTCATATCAAAGAGCAATTGACACTGTAAAGAATCCTGAAATTGCACAATACAACGCAATTACTGTTCCCGGCTTGGTAATTCAATCGTTACATAACCGTTTGATTTCTAACACCGAGGACAGAGCAGATGCGTTGGCAATTGTTGATGTTCCAAAGGGCTATAATCCAGAATCTGAGTGGCAATGGTTTACTCAAACAAATACAACTGATGTACCATCTAAGGGCACAGCATACATGGGCAATGTAAATGACGCTGTTTCTCTCTGGACAACACGCGCCTATAACAGCAATTATGCTTGCGCTTACTATCCATGGGTACAAATTAGAGATGCTGTAAATGGCACAAATGTATGGGTTCCACCTTCAGTTGTTGCTTTCGGCGCAATGGCTTACACAGACGCAGTTCAAGCTCCTTGGTTTGCTCCTGCTGGTTTCAACCGTGGTGGCTTGTCAAGTGGCGTTGCTGGTTTGCCAGTAATCAATACTGCTCTCAAGCTATTCCAAACTGATAGAGATACTCTTTATAACATCAACATCAATCCAATTGCTTCGTTCCCCAATGAAGGCGTTGTGATCTTTGGTCAAAAGACTCTACAGGTTGAGAGAAGTGCTCTCGATAGAATCAATGTCCGCAGACTATTGATTTACGTCAAGAGCGGTATTTCTCAAATTGCTTCAAGAATTCTATTTGAGCAAAACATCCAAGACACTTGGAATAGATTTATTGGTCAAGCAGAACCCTTCTTGGCTGATGTGAAATCAAGATTCGGCTTGGTTGATTACAAGTTCCTATTGGATCAAACAACAACCACACCAGATTTGATTGACCAAAATACTCTATATGCCAAAGTATACTTGAAGCCAGCCAGAGCAATTGAATTTATTGCACTTGACTTCATCATCACAAATACTGGCGCTTCTTTTGAGGACTAAATAAATTTGTCAGGGAACTATATATTTTATAAAGTAAGGAGAAAGTAAAAACATGGCAAGCCCCCTAACACCTTGGACTCCCGGCTTTGAGCCAAAAAGAGAACATAAGTTTATTTTGGAACTACAAAACATCAGCGCATATTTTATCACTGATGTTACTATTCCAAAAGCGACCATCACAGATACAGCGAAGCACAATTTTCTTTCTCATACTTTCAAGTTCCCCGGCAAATTGACATGGGGTGATTCAACATTTACCCTTGTAGATCCAATCGATCTCAATGCAGTAGATTTATTCATGAGACACCTAAAAGCCTCTGGTTATGTATTCCCAAGCAGCTTTGAGATAAATGATCCAACAAATTCAACTTATTATCTAAAAACGATAAAGAAGAGTTTTGTTGGTGCGAATAACCAGATTCAAGGCATGACAATAAAATCTATAGACTCTGATGGTAATCCAATTGAAGCTTGGTCACTAAAGAACGCCTTTATCAAGGATTTAGATTTTGGTAATTACAAGTATGATACAGAAGGTCTAAAGAACGTGAAAACAATTGTTTCATGTGATTGGGTTGATTACGAGAGCTTCCGTTCTATTGATGGTGTCCTCATAAATACCAAAACTATAGGTGGGTAATAGATGGCTGAAATAAAGCCCGAAAAAGTTGTTTCCAGCTTATTTGGTGCTTATCTTGATGCTCCATTAGTTCCAGAATATGCTTTCAAGAGCGCTCAACAATCTCACAGATTTATACTTGAAGTTCAAGGTCTAAATGTTGCATTTGTTAAAGAGGTAAAGCGCCCATCTTTTTCAATTGAGTATCAAGAATTTGATCATTTAGGATATATAACCAAATTTCCTAAAAAAATAAAATGGGATAACATTTCATTTACAGTTATTGAAACCTATGATTATAGAGCCTTGGGTACTGTTTTGGGCAATATGATACATAAAGCACAAACAACGGCATATAGATACCCAACAAACATCATATCATCTCAATTTTTCAATTTATCAAAGAAAAATCTTATAAATGATTTTGGTAATATAAACATAAAAACCATTGATCCGGATGGTAATGTTGTTGATACGTGGCGCATATATAATCCAATGGTATCAAAAATTACACCGTCACAGTTGAGTTATGCTTCTGATGACTTAACAAATACACAAGTCGAGCTAACATATGATTGGGCTGAATACTATCTATCTAGCGACATTAGACCCGGTAAATTAGCTCAAGTAGGCATAGATAGAATTTTTTAAACAA